GAACGTTCAAGGTGCGCAGTATCAGCGGCTGGCAAACCGCCGAACTCTAGCCAGTCTAGAAACGCCTCGAGTTCCCTGGATGTAATTTCCACGGGATCCTCTCGGTGTCTCCATTCCAGCTGGAGTAGGCACTTGGTTAGTGCGTGCTCACCCTCGAGTTTATCTCGAGGACTTTGCGCGCGTACTACATAGCCCTTGACAAGGGGCTTATGCAGCACAGGATCAACGAACTCGGCCTTTATGGGCTCTGTTTCACTGATCCTTCCTAACACCGGAGAATTGGGACCCACAACCGGGAAGTGTTTGATTAACTTCACGATCTGGGTATCCAACCACTCACACGTATCCCAATAATAAGCAGCATATAGCTGATTACGAAGGGAGACGAGTGAGACTAGCTCCGGTACGTCCTGCCGTGACAACGGAAATTCGCGACGGACACGCGTAATACTTACGTCATGTCCGTCGTAGTATTCCCGCCCACAAGACTCTCTGAACCTGCCGGCCCAGAAAGACTTGCCTTCGTTCACCCGGATACCAAAAGACTCCAGGGAACGGATCACGGTATGCACATATTCTACAGGGACAATGATATCGTCCCCGTAGACTCGCACCTTACCTCGGAACGAAGTAATGATTTCCGAGGTGAGTGGTGTGCTTAGCTCCTGTTCAATCCCTACAAAGATCATGGCAAGAAATACCATGGCCTCGAAGGGAAAGCAGAGGGCTGAACCCATCGACGCGAATTTGGAGAGCTCAATAAGCTCTCCATCTACTTCAGCCGTCTGACTCCGACACGATTCGATCGCCTCTTGCAAATAGGGGTAATCGGGTGTCAGAGATCGTACATGCTGAATCGAGACACGATCGGACGCTTCACTCAAATCGAGTGTAGCAAGGGATCCATCCATGGACCCTTTTCGAGCAAGAGCTTGGTTAGTCTCTTGTTCTCGATGGCCGACCATCTGCCGGAGATTGTCATCTCTCCGTATGGCAGACCACACACCGTCAGCTATTGCCTGTTGTATGTACTGCAATGCAACAGGCTCGGCTGCGATAATGCGTGGTGTCTTGAGCGTTTTAGGAACAGGAATAACCCTAGCGGGGAACTCCTGACCGGGTTCCAGGAAGACGACTTGAGTGCGATCCGCAATTCGCGAATTCGCCAAGGCATACTCTCCATAAGGAAAGTAGCGCTCAAGCCGAGCGGGCCAGGTCTGCTGTAAGTATTTCTGGTTACCCAGAATACGATCAGCAGTAACACCTGGTCCGTGCTTAGGGAGAAGAGTTCTGTCAAAGACATCTCTGTCTAAGACTTCAAACAATTCTCCATATAGCAATCTCGTTACTCGACGAAAGTCGCTCCACATGGAGTCGGTTATCGCCGCATCCGAGATCTGTACTTCCTTGTCACACTGGATGTACCCATCCATTGCACCTCGTATCCGTGCATCGCTGCACGGTACAAGGATCTTTCCAAACATCAACGTCAGTTGACGGATGGATCGAATTGCAACAACGTTGGGATCATCCAGAAGCACACCAGCACGGCGGTCAAACACTTGATCGAGGAAACCTCCGAGAAATCGGGGGAGACCTGCTTGCCATGGGAAACCCATGAACAAGTTGCGATCTACGTACCCTTGGTCCAGAGCCCTTTCAAGGCTCTTGCCAAAGGTAGGTAGGGTTATCGTTAGAAACGACAACCCTTCGTGTTTGACCCGTTTCGCGACGTATCTTTTGTCGCGAACGGCGCTAGTGCAGCAATGAGTAGCGGATTCATCCGCTACCCGAATCCAGAGTTGCATTAGGCTTTTCAAAGCCCCTCCTTATCTAGAGGTGGTCTTTCCTTAGCCTAATGGCCGTAGACTCAAAAGCAATTGTTGGAAATCCATTCTCCAACAAAGCCAATGAACCCAGGATCCGAAAAGATTACCAAGCCCGCAAGGGCTATGGCAACCACCCTAGATCGAGGTCTCCAGAAAGATTTGTCATCTTTCCGGTCTCTCGATCCGGGGTCTCGATGGCGCCGGTCGTTCGAAGGAATTCGACGATCTGTAGCCATACGAGTACCTCCTTTAGGATTATGGCTTGATCCGGTACGGCGCGGTAAGCGTCGTGTGGATGGCCTTTCATCCTTTATTAAGGGGTTCGAATCCTAACTCTCACCACCCAGAACTCTGGTGATGAGAGCACCCGAAGATGCCTGCAGCTGGGTCAGAAACCCATCAACAGGCTGCTTCTTCTCCGTAGCACTGTAACCATCTGGCGGTACGTCGATGACCATGTAACAGGACATCGACACCTCCACATTGTTACTGGTGTCAAACGGATTGGGAGTCAACTTCGAGTGGTCGAGCCGAAAGAGATGTCGCTTCCGGCCCCGGTTTCCCGGGGTGGTCGAGAACGTCTCTTTCACCAGTCCATCACTCGACTCATATGTCGACTTCCCTCCTTGGACAAATGTCCTTGGAAGAGAGATCGGCACTGTGGCGATCGTGATTGACTGTGGATCGGTCAGGGACATTAGGCACAACTCCTTGTGGCACGTGGCCACTGTTGGTGGTTTTCAGCAGTGTGTACACACCGCCTTTAGTGCTTTGTAATACCTAAAGCACCAAGGATGGCGAGCTGGATAGGGTTTAACCCTTCCCAGGTCACGCCGAATCCATAGGGGTTCGCCTTCAGCCGTTTCTTGACAATAGATTCAAGTACGACTGGAGCTACCACCGCAATGGAGGACTTATCGCCCCCCGACGGTGTTAGGGTATAGGTATCTCTCACGGAAGTTGTTTCCATGATATACCCATACCGCAGAACCTGACCGAACTGGGTCCAAGCAGAGAGGTTGGATATTCCATCCCCAATGTTGGTGACCCAATCTACGGCCCAGCTCCAGGGCGCTAACTCCCACACTAGTGAGGGAGTCAGATCAAGCCCGAGTAACTTATCGAGCTTGCCTTGTACATCACCTGCACCAAGGCTAAAATAGCCTTTTGGCATGTGATATGTGAATGCACCAGAGAACCAAATTTCTTTGGTCGTCTCGCGCGTTCTCATCAAGGGCCCACCGCCGATAGAGGTACTAGCCGGTCCAGACGACGTAGGCCCATACCAGGGCTCTGCGTAGGATGCGACTTGTATAGTCTCTACCGAATACTCCGTGGGAAACACAAAGCGACGTCGAACTTGCTTGCCGGCATCGCGCTCAAACTGCTTAATCACAGTTCGAGCGTGAGTCAATGCCTTTGCCGTATCTTTGATATCGGCAACAAGCGGTTCCCAGCCGAAGACCACGTTTAGGAATTCGTCACCTGCTTTAAAAGCCAGGGACGCTCTCCTTTCGAGGTCTTTTAAGAAAGGAATAGACGGAAGTCTATCCTTCATGAGCTCACCTAGTGCGGTGCCAAAATTGGCAACCGGGTTAGTGGGCGAACTTTGTGCTATAGCCGTCGTTCCCTTGGCCAAGAGTGCAGAATTTGAACTCTCAGCATAAGGGGCGTACGGCTGGGCATCTGGATTACAGGCGTATAGAGGCAGCTTATATTGAGCTGTCTCAATTCGTCCCAAGTTCACATCTTTGGAGACAACGGACCATGAGGTCCGCGCAACTCTTGTAGTTGCATTCCTCTGATGCTTGGTATAGAATTCGCCGCCCAGGTCCCCAGGAGGACGCGGACGCGTTCTCCAGGGGTGCCCTTCCGATTCCGTATATTGGAATCCTCCGGAAGAGGAAAATGGGACATCATTAAGTTGGGCACCTACCGGTCCTAGGTAGGCCCCATCTGATATCCTATTTCTCCAGCGCTTAATGAACACTTTTCCCATGAACATTTTGGGATGTGTTCGCTTTCGCACTTTCTTCTCGGACACGGAGGCTGCTCCTTTGGATTTTGGACACTCGCTTTCGCGAGCGGGTGTTTGTTGCACTGCGTGGCGCACACCTACATGGT